AATGACAAACACGATCCAATACCTATCGACACCATGAATGGTTTTGGCTCCAACGCACCTCGTTCGATAGTGGAGATAGGCAGCGATGTGTTTATGATGGACTTCAATGGTGTGCCATCTGCTAAGTTGTCAACTATCAGCAACGCCGTCATTCCAGAACGTGTGAGCAACTACATTGAGACTATGTTGAGTAGACACATAGGCAGAGTGAAGAAGGAGACAATGCGACTTAGCGCGTTCGGCTTCTACGATGCTAAGAACAAGACTGTGCACTTCTACTTGCCTAAGTTTGACAAGGACGATGTTAGGCAGCTAACAACTGATCCACTCTACTTTGACACCGATATGGCTGAGCATGAATACACCAAGCGCTCACTCATTCTACGCCACGATGCTCACATGGTCGAGCAAGGTGATATTGTCAGGATAGCGGGTGCAACGGCATTTAGCTCAATCAGTGCAGCTAGCATCAACGGTGATCGCAAGGTGCTAGGTGTGTTGAATGAGAACTACATCTTGATAGAGATAGGCGCTAATCTACCACTCACCACAGGTACAGATACAAGCGGTGGCGGCGTTAACATCACTATCCAGCCACTCACTGATTGCAGCGTTGGCTACATCTTCCATTACGTGCCACAGCTACGTCTAACTGCGTGGTCACGCTTCAAGAACACGAGCAATCTCATATTCAACTGCGGCTGCGGCACATTAGAAGGTCGTGCATTCTTATTCACAGCTGACGGCTTTATGATGCGCTACGGTTCACCTGAAGACCCTGTGTACGCTGATTGGAAGGGTATGTATGACTTCGTATCATGGACAAGCGGACACACATATCACACAGGCGAACGCATATTCGACCCAATTGACGGCTTGGTGTATAGGTGTATAGCAGACGTTACAACTACAGCAACGGACTTCCCTGCAGCTAGACTAGCCGCACCTGATAGTTGGGAAGAATACAAAGGTGAGCCTATCGAGTTCACGTGGGAGCTGCCTTGGAGTGACTTCGGTCAACGTCAGCACACTAAAGCGCTGCGCTTCTGTCACATGGATGCAAGTGGATTAGCACAGTTCAAGCTAGAGCTGTTCGCTGATAACATATACAGAGATGCAGCTACAGGACAACTGATGCCCGCGCGCACGCTCACCTTCGTACCTAATGAAGCTGGCGCATTCGGCGCAGGACAGCAAGTATACGGCGCAGGTAGACGTACTAGAGAGCAAAAGCTATGGCAGGTGCCTGTTAAGTGTAAGCTACTTAAGACACGTGTGAGTGGTGCAAGCACACAGTCATTGTCTGTCACAGCAATAAGTCTCTTATATCAGAAGGGAAGTACTGTGAGAGGCTAGTAGACAACTCAGTGCAAGCTATTGACAAAGTGACGGAAATGTGCTATGTCTTACTTATACACAAACAAGATGATATTGGCTTCATCGCCGCTCGTCAGAGGGGTGATGTGATATGGTCGCTAATATACGTGGCTATACTCCTAACTACAACTTCAAACTCATAAACTTCGACACACCGCGTTGGCATACTTTAGAGTATTCCAACTGGAACCTGCTTGATGCTATGCTAGCGTCAGCGGGCGTAGTGAAGGTGCGTGGTGAGTGGTTGAATGGTACTGTGTATGTAGAAGGTGAGCGCGTATATGACATTGAAGATGGCGGCTTGTATAGATGCCTAGTAGATCACACGAGCGCGGCAACTGGCTCGTTCGCTGAAGATCGCATTGCTAATCCTACCTATTGGGTAGCACAGGAAGCTGGCGTGCCTGTGTATAGAGGTCCGTGGGCAGCTGATACACTGTACACATTAGGCGACATTGTAGTTGTTAATAACTACTCATATCATCTGTGTACAGTCGATCACGTATCTGCAACGAATTTCACCACAGATGCAGCCAATTGGCAACTAGTCTTCGATGCTACGCAAGTAGTAGACGATGCTACCGCTGCTGCAGCTGAAGCCGATGCTTCTGCAGTCGCGGCAGCTAATAGCGCAGGTGCGGCTAGTGTTAGCGCTGGTAATGCTGCTGCTAGCGCTACATCTGCATCTGCTAGTGCTGTCACAGCAACCAATGCATCAAGCAACGCGGCAGCTAGCGCAGGTGATGCATCTGCTAGTGCTATACAAGCTGCTAACGCTGCTTCAGGTCTAGTAGGTTCATCACTTACTACTAACACCGTTGGCATTGGTATCAAGACATTTGTAACTCAGTCGGGTAAGCAATTCAACCCCGGCAACTTTATGACTATCGTTGATACTATCAGCCCTGCAGCTAACGCAATGACAGGGCAGATTACGTCGTATGTAGGCACAACACTACAAGTTAGCATCGGCGCATTTCGTGGTAGTGGTACTAAGAGCAACTGGCAGTTATACATCGGTGGCGCGTATGGTGCTGACGGCCTTCCCGGTCCTCAAGGTGCAACTGGCGCTACAGGTCAAACAGGCCCAACAGGACCACAAGGTATCCAAGGTCCGGTAGGTCCACAAGGAACACAGGGTATACCGGGACCGAGTGGTGGTGCTGGTGCAACAGGTCCAGCTGGCCCACAAGGTGCAGCTAGCACAGTACCCGGTCCACAAGGTCCGAAAGGCGATCCCGGCACACAGGGTATACAAGGTATACAAGGAATACCGGGAACTCCCGGTGCAACAGGCCCAACAGGTCCAGATGGTGCAGTAGGTCCGGCAGGTCCACAGGGGCCTAAAGGTGATACAGGCGCGACAGGACCGGCTGGCAGCGGCAGCGGCGACATGCTGCGCTCTGCTAACCTCAGCGATGTGTTGAGTGTACCTACATCGCGCACCAACTTAGGTCTGAAGGGTGCAGCTGTATTAGATGTAGGCACTACTGCCGGTACAGTCGCCGCAGGTGACGCCGTTGCTGCTAAAGCTGACAAGTCCTATGTTGATACACAGGATACAGCACTGCAAACTAATATCAATGCAAAGGCTGATAAGACCTACGTTGACTCACAAGATGCAGCACTACAGACTAGCATCGGTACGAAGGCAGACAAGACATATGTAGATGCACAAGATGCACTGAAAGCTCCTATTGCTAATCCTACATTTACAGGTGATCCGAAGGCACCCACACCTGCACCGGGAGATAGCGATACCAGTATTGCAACTACAGCATTTGTTGCAGCTGCAATAGCTGCTACTGTACCTACACCTCCTGACTTATCAGCTTATGCGCCGCTTGCCTCGCCAGCATTCACTGGCAATCCACAAGCACCTACACCTCCTACAGCTGATAACGACACGAGTATAGCTACTACGGAGTTCGTCAAAGCGCAGGGCTATGTGTCTTCTGTATCACCCACGTTCACAGGTGATCCTAAAGCGCCAACGCCTTCTGCAGCTGACAACGATACGAGTATTGCTACTACAGCCTATGTGACTAATGCTGTAACCGTGGCGATGACAGGGTTAGCACCTATTGCATCACCTGTCTTTACTGGCAATCCTACAGCTCCTACTCCTACTGTTGGTGACGCTGATACTAGCCTAGCAACTACAGCGTTCGTCGCTACTGCTATTGCTAACATCAGCTACGCAGCGTATGCGCCGTTAGCTTCGCCTACATTCACAGGCGACCCGAAAGCACCAACACCGCTAGCTGGTGACAATGATACGAGTATAGCGACGACTGCATTTGTTACAGCGGCAATTGGTACTGTTGATCTAACCCCATACGCACCTAAAGCATCTCCTGTATTCACAGGTGATCCACAGGCACCTACGCCGCTCTCAACCGACAACGATACATCTATAGCTACGACAGCATTCGTTAAGACAGCTATAGCAGCTGCGCCTCCTACTGGCGCTAATGCTTCACTCAGTAATCTATCTCCGACAGCTGTCAACGTGACGTTGCTGCCGGGAGTACACAATACATCTGATCTAGGCAACACATCATTTGCTTGGAGAGACTTATATCTAGGCGTTGGTGGTGGCATCTACTTTGCGTTCACCAAGTACTTAATATCGTCAAGCAGCAACTATCTAAATGCTACTACTGCAAAGTTTCTAACTGCTGACGTTCCGTGGGCAGTAGTTGCACCTGTTGCGCTCACTGATGCTGCAACTGTTACACCAGCATTCAACGCAGGTATTAACTTCACGCTAACAATGAACGTCGCGGGTGCAACTCGTGCACTTGCTAATCCCGCCGCTATAAAAGCCGGTCAAGCTGGTATCTTCTATCTAGTACAAGATGCAACAGGTGGCCGTACTATGACATGGGGCACTTTCTACAAGTTTGCGGGTGGCACTAAGCCTGTGCTGTCAACTGCACCCAATGCCATTGACGTTGTATCATATGTGTGTAAGTCAACTACAGAAATCTTCTGTTCATTCGCAGCGGACTTTAAGTAATGTTGCCGGGAAGTATACCAGCGATGATGTTTGTGTTGGCTAAAGCTGTTGATCCTAATGCAGCTGTTAGCTTCGTCGTCACTGCTCCCGGTAGTGCTAATTCTAACACAGCGTTCAACATCACGGTACAAGCGAAGCGAGCTGATGCTGGTAATGCGAACACATACACAGGCACAGTACACATTACGTGTACAGATGGCGCTGCCGTACTACCTGCCGACGCTGCACTAGTAGCTGGCTTCGGTACGTTCTCCGTTAAGTTGATGACTGCAGGTACTTGGACTTTCACTGCTACTGACACTGTTAACTCTGCTATCAAAGGCACTAGTAGTGGTGTCACTGTAGCTGCAATAATTCCCGGCTCTGTTACTCTTACTAGCGGTGCAAGTTGGACTGTACCTACTGGCTTCAATCCTGCTAACAACACTGTCGAGTGTTATGGTGGTGGTGGTGGAGGTGGTTATGGTGATAACTCAGGTAATTATGTAGGTGGCGGCGGCGGAGGTGGAGGTGGTTACGCTAAATACACCAACTTGAACCTAACACCGGGAGCAAGCATCGCTATTGGTATAGGCTTTGGCGGTCCCGGTGCACCTGTCGGCTCTGCGCGTGGTTCAACAGGAGGCTCAACGTGGGTTGTTAATACGTCAACAGTACGCGCTGATCCCGGTCAAGGTGGATATTCAGGTAGTGATGGTAGTGGTGGTCCCGGTCCCGGTGGTGCAGGTGCAGGTCAAATTGTGTACACAGGTGGTAGTGGTGATGGTGCGTATGGTTCTGAACTCTACGGCACAGGTGGTGGTGCTGCAGGGCCAGCGGGTAATGGTGGTGTAGGTGCGCCAGCTAACTCAGGTGGTGGTCTTGCTGGTAAAGGCGGTGAAGGCGAAAGCTTTACAGGTGTCAACTACGGTGGTGGTGGTGCTGGTGGTAGTGCACAAGGAAGTAGCGATCATGCTGGCGGTACAGGCGCACAGGGTTGTATCAAGATAACATGGTCATAGGCGCAACAGATAGATTTGTACTCACACTCGGCGCAGTGATGCTGTTCGTCACTGTTGCTGTGCTGTATTCAAGGAGCGATGCTGAACCTCTTACTCCTGTATGTGTAACTGATGAAGACCGTGTACATATACGAGCGCAAGTACTGTTAGCGGTTGATGATGCATTCAAGGATAACATGAAAAACCTGTTCACTGGTTGGCTTAAAGATGCACACCAACAGCCAGAGCGAGCGAGTGCAGGTTTACAGAGTTCTATAGTTGCTTATCAACGTGCACGTGCTGATGCGCTGAAGTGGAACCCTAAGAGTTGTTAGGAGCATATGATGTTACTGACATTGCAAGGTAAGTGCAGCTGGTTCGGTGGACCTAATGATGAAGGTGTACAACCTGATGAGGGTTTAGCCTTTATACAAAGTATAGAGGATGCGCCATATCTGTTTCTGCCTGAGCAACCTGAAGGTACGACAGGATTAGCACGTAGGCTTAATCCTTCAATGCACTACATCGCATGTAGGTGGGATTATGAGACAACGCCTAGTGAGATGTTGCTAGAGCGCACAGCCATCATACGCGCGGTGAAGACAGGCATCATAGCACGTGCATTCCCCGCTGATTGGGGACCGCATGTTAACACTGAGCGAGTAGCTGACATATCACCGGGACTGATGGAAGCACTACGCATTGAGACAGATGATGTAATCACTGTGTTATTCCCGTACACGCCAGCGGGTCTAGAACTACCATATAGTGTGGCGTAGGGAGAGAAACATGCCGATTGGTCTGATCTTTTGGGTCATCATGTTGTTGTGGTTACTCAGTTGGGCAGCTGGACAGTGGGGTAGTGGGCAGTTTCCGTGGGCTATACATGCAAGCGGTCTGTTGTTCTTCATACTACTGTTCCTGTTAGGCTGGCACGATTTCGGTTTCATCGTGCACCCTTAGATTGGTCGTCGTCCTGTTGTGATTGTTGGTACGATGACCAAGATGTGTTGAGGTGTCTATGAAGATCGAAGCTGTTACAACTCCGCGTCATGGTGTAGACCTAGAGAACCTAGCGCAACTACACCATGATGAGTTTGGCTGTGGTCGGGCGTTCGCTAGACAGGCGATCACTAATCACGTGATTATCTGCGTGCGTGATCCTGACAGGAAGTGGCTCAATGGTTGGGTTGCCTATGACGACAATGACAAACCTGTTGGCTACATCATAGGCACCATCCGTCCTAGCATCTACAACCTCACTGACATAGCGTGTCAGGAGATGTGGTTTGTGCTGCCTAAATATCGTAGTGGTCTGATAGCTGTACAACTACTATGGCACTTTGAGAAGTGGGCACGTGACAGGAAGGTTGAGCGCATCTATACGCAGGTTGAACACGACAATGAGCCGCAGTTAGTCGAACGCATTATACACATAATGAATAGGTTAGGTTATAAAACACAAGGCTACATAGCCGTTAAACATCTCATGGAGAAGGGCAACTCAGATGATCGCACCACACATAGCGAAGTGGGCGTTAGAGAGACAGCGAAAGTCTAACGGCAATGAGCTACATGCGTCAGCTGATGAAGCTGCTCCGCTTCCACCCACACGGAAGAAGCGCAAGGTTAAGGAGAAGGTGTTAGAGACTAAAGGTGGTGGTGGTTATCAACCGCCTCCGCAACCCTCACCTATGGAACAGGCGCAAGCCCGTGATTGGGAAGCGCAGATGCAGTTCCAACGTGAACAGACGCAGCAACAGGCTGACAGAGATCGTGAAGATCGTGCTAAAGCTGCAACTGATGCTGCTTGGCAGTCATCTAAAGGTAGCGCCTACAATGCTGCATTGAGTAGCGGTACTAATAGACTGCGCTCACTAGGCATTGACAGCGGTGATCCTCTCGGCGTCTACAGTCAGTTCACTGATCGTATCAATGCTGGTAATGCTGGCTTGCAAACTGGTGCTGACTACTCATCTGCATTCTCACCAACTATCCTAGATGAGATACTAGGCTCAGCGCGTGTAGGACAGCGTAACAAGTATACTAACCAGTTCAATCAACAAGTCTCACCGTACTATGCTGAAGATCGCTTCAGTGCTACGAGCGATGATGCTATCTTGAACAGCATCCTAGATCAGCAATACAACGATGCACTCACAGGACTGCAATCAGCTAAGGGCCGCGGACAAGCTAGCCAAGCTGTCTACGACCGCGCACTGCAAGACCTAAGCACTGCTAAGTACACTGCTAACACCGATCTACAGAACATCGGTCGCGGTGTGCGTGAGAGTGACATAGCTGACATCAATAAGCGTCGTCAGTCGTCACTTGATGCAGCTAGCAATTGGGACTTTGGTACTACATACGATCCAATGGGTGAAGCTGGACGTATTACTAACTACGCCGACGAGCGCGGTCAAGGTCTTGAAGGTGAACTGCGTGGTGCAGTGGGTGGTAAGCAGTACTTCGACATTAACTCACTCATTGGCAACGCTTCTGCTAAGGTCGGTAACGCTACTACGCCGTCTACTACAGGTACAGGCGGCAGTGCTTTGTATGACACCTTCCAGAACCAAGCACAGAACAACGCAAGTACACGTAGTAATGAGGGTATCTTCTAACTAGGAGTACACTCATCATGGAAATGTTCGGAATGATCGGTGGTCTAGCTGGTGCTGGTGCTTCTTTGGCTGGCGGCATGATGAATGCTGATGCCCAAGAAGACGCCAATCAGATGAATTGGGCCATCAATGTAATGAACATGCAGCAGCGTGAGCGTGAGCGCCAAGAAGCTATAGCTATGGCGCTTAAGGCTCGTGCTGAACAGAAGCTTGGTACGACAGATATACGCGGCACACGTACACACTTCGTGCCGGGTAAAGGTTGGGTAGTTGAAGGTGGTAAGGGCGTTCTAGATATGATGGCTCTGCAAGATGCGGAGCAAAAGAAGGTACTTACTACTGATCTACCAATGCGCCGCGCTGTTATGCAGCGCAACTACCAACGTGGTGTACAAGAGGAAGCATTAGCTGACACGTTTAGGCGCAAGCTGCAGAACCGCTACGTGCCTAGTGATGAGGCATTAGCTGGTGACTTGTATCAAGCTGGTGCAATGGGACTACGTGAAGCTAGCGCTGATGCAGGTCGTCGTGTCTTCACACAGGGTATGCGAACAGGACAGAATAGCAACTTCGGTGAGATTGCTAGCAACCTGCAGCGTGAGGATAACAACGCATACACTAAGTTAGCACTACAGACTAAGTTGATGGCACGTGGTAGTGGTCAAGAGATAGCTGACAAGCGTGATGCAGGGCTTGCTAACTTGTACAACTTGTTTGCTACTCGTGCACAACAGCTGCCAGAGACTAACTACAAGCCACAATCTATCGACACACAGGGTACACTGAGTACAGCTACAGCTGGCGATCTTAGCACTGGCAACACTGCCACTAGCATGTTTGCTAAGAAGGGCGGCGAGCTAGATTATGTGCAACCTAACATGGGATATGGCAATGCTGTAGCTGGTGCTGGTAGCAGCCTAGCTAGCATGTTCCGTGGCATGGGTGCACAACGTCAAAGCAGTGGCGTCAGTGGTTTCGGTGGTAGCGGCGGCGGCAGTGATGATGACTACTATCAGAACAACGAAGGTTCCTCTTACTCTTAGGTGCGACAATGGCAAAGGCGATGCCTACTGGTATAATTGACTATACCACGCAGATTGCTGCACGCGAGGCTGCAGCTAATGATGCTTTATCGCGTCTATACATACAACTTGCACAGCGTAGAGAAGACAGACTACGCCAGCAAGAGTTTATGAAAGAGATGCTAGGTCTGCGTGACAAGTACACACGCGGATTGTATGATGACTACGGTGCTCCCGGTGATAGAGGTGGTGGTAAGTATCCCACATTCACTACTACGCCCGCTGCGCCGCTTGGTAGTGGTGGTGCACCTAGTGGTGCTACTGTTCCTAACGCACCTCCCGCTGCACCTGCTACACCTGCACCACAAGGGTCATTAGGTACTAACCCTACACCACTTGGACCTAGCACTGATAAGTTCTCACAGAACAATGCAGGTGATGATCCACTAGCGTCTTTCGCACAGGCTGGTCCTGATGAGACTGTCACTCTGAGCGCACAGAGCCGACAGCAGAGGCCAGCCTACAATGCACCACGCGCACCTAGCACCACACGAGGTACACCGCTAGGCTTTAGACAGCTTGACCCTAAGTTGATTGCATCATGGGATGCTGATGAGGTTAAGTACAAGCTACCACGTGGCACTATCTTGATGACGCTAGGCTTAGAGAACGCAGGTGGCTACAATCTAGGTACTAATCCTAAGTCTGCAGGTGGTGCTAGTGGTATATTTCAGTTCACACGCGAGTTAGCGCGTGAACATGGCTTATCACCACAGGATTTACAAGACCCCTATAAGATGGGACACGCATTAGCTGCTAACATTGATCGCAACAGGCAGAACATTGAGAAGTTCACAGGTCAGAAGTTGGGTAGTGGTGCAGAGGATATGCCCTACTACTACATGGCACACATGCTCGGTGCTGGTAATGCACCTAGAGTAGCCAAAGCGTTGCAGGTGAATAGAGACACGCCACTGGTGAAGGTGTTGATGCCTACTACACTACCTAATGGTAGGCAGGTAGATGCTGCTGGTACTATGGCTAACAATGGCATACCGCTGAATACAACAGTTGGACAGTGGTTCGATGAGCTAGCTACTAAGAAAGTAGGTCCGTGGCATTCTGCAGCACGGCGTGTATTAGACGGTCCACAAGGTGTACCGGAGAAGACAGCACAAGCACCTATACCGCCAGCGTCTATACCTGAAGGGCGTGTGCCGCAGGGCGCTAACTTCGCTAGCCCGCGCACTGGTTACAGGTTCGGTGATGAAGACGCTATGGTTAGCATACCATATCCAGATGGCAGTGGTCGTGCGTTTGTCATGCATAAAGATGTTGCACCTATAGCCAATGAGTTTGTACAGCGATTGTATGAAGCTGGTGCACCTGTTAGTAGTCTGATTGGTTATGTCAAGAGAAACATAGCTGGCACTAATCATCCTAGCCAACACGGCTTTGGTACTGGTTTAGATGTTAACCAACGCAGCAAGAACCGCGTCGATACAGCGTTCACTAAATGGGTGCAAGACCCACAGAATACAGAGGTGATGCGTAAGATACTCAGCGATCTGCAGATACGCAGTGGTGGTGATTGGAAAAGCGCGGACTTCGGACATTATGAGTTTGGTCCTGAAGCTCTCGCTGCTTGGAAGAAGCGTGAGCAAGAGCCAGAACAGCAAGCAGCTACACCTGCTGCAGCGCCACCTCCTACTGCACCACGCAAGCCTAGTGAGGAATTGCGTCCGTTCACTGGTGATAAGCTGGCGACGTATGGTGCACCTACATCTGCGCCGCTCGCTACTATAGCTGGCAATCAGCCAGTTGTAGGTAAGCAAGGTGTGCCAGCTGAAGCTGTGTCAGGGTTGTTAGCTGGTATGGACCTAGCACCTAAGACGCAACAGCGTAGAACGGTGCCCGAGAGCCAGAGCGCTGCAGGATATGATGTGCCTACTACAGCGCCTATACCACCTGAAGCTACTGCTGCAGCTGCACAACCTACACCACAGACAGCTAGTACTGTTGAGCAACCTACACAAGCTACACCTGCGCCTACTCCGCAACAGGTGCAGACCGATAGTGGTTATACTATAGATGACATGAATGAGACTAATGACACTAGCTCACGGTTGTCAGCTGGTGAGCCTGTGCCTATGCCGCCGACTAGACCTGATACACAGAGCATGGGTGGGCCTAGTCGTAGTCTGCGTGATCTGCCTCCCGGCATGACAACTATACCGTTCGGCAATGTGTTGGACAAGGCAGGTGAGGTTGCGCGCGATATACGCAGCGTTGACCCAATGACAGATGTAGCAGCTGGTGCTGGTTACATGGCTGGTGATGTAGCACAAGCGGTTCCCGGTGTACTGAATGCTGCTGGTGGTGTAGCACGTGACATACGCAGCGTCGATCCTATGACTGACGTTGTACAAGGTGCTGGCGATATGGTTGGCGATGCCGTTGATTATGCCAAGAGCAAGATCATGGGCAAGCCTTCATACAATATACCGCCGCAGGTGCAGCGCTTGATAGAGAGTAGACAAGGACAAGAGCCGCCGCCACAACAAGCACCACTACCTGTGCCAGCTGCTAGTGTAGCTGCTGCTATGTACGATCAAGGTAATCAACCACAGTACGACTCGT